ATTGTTTTGCATGTATCTGCTTTTCAAACATCATTGTATGTTCGTAAACATCAGTCCATTTAATAATATACCATTCCCATTTATTAAAATTTTTCCTACGTATTTTAAGTGATGGTCTGAATGAAACGATGCTAGAAATGCGTTAAATTTCCAACTAAATTTATAATCAAATATTTCTTGCGGGGTCATTCTCGTTTAAGATCTGCTCTGTATCTAAAAGTAATTTTTTTATTTTAACTGAAATATAATTACTCTTCCACTTATATTCTTCTAGGAAACGTTTCCAACACAAAACAATTTTTCGAATCTTTTCTAAGTTTGCCTGTTTAAAACCTTTAGCGCTCTTACCATATTTAAATATATTAAGTACAGTCTCCGCGAATTCATCGACCGTCGCTTCGAAATATTCTTCTACATCCTCAGGAATAAATTCCGGTTCTTCCGGTATGCTGAAATGTCTCTTCTCTCTCTTTAACGTTTCAATTTCTTTTTGCTGATTTTCTATTCTCGTTTTATACCTCTCTTCAGATTGCTCTTTAGCTAACTGTATTTTATCTTTAAGCTCTTCATTTTGTTTTTTAAGCTTGTCAATTTCAGAGTCCTTTTGTATAACTATACCGTGAATAACTTTTTCAGCTTCGTTTTTTATTTGTGCAGCAATCTCAGCTCGGATTTCACGTTCACGCGCAGCATTTATATTATTAAAATAAGATGTATTATCTGATGGCGGTCGCCACGATCCACTATCCCAGTTATTATTCATACATATTATTTTATACACACCTCGTTATAAAGCAACAAAAAAAGAGTTCCTAATATTAGGAACTCTTTAAAAGTATTAACTCTTGCTTTCTTATTATTCGTCAAAAAGCTTTACAACTTCCGGATCACCCTCATCTGGAGTGCTAGGGACGAGGGTAGGTTTAACAATACGCTCATACTGTTCAATAATTCGCGGATCAATTTCAAAATCACTACCAACGGCGATTGACGTCTTTTGATATGTGAAGAAGCTGTTACGCTTGTCATTTGCATCCGGGCTAGTGAACTCGGCGAAGAAGAGCGGGTATAGTTGAACAGCCATCTGGCCATTCTCCTGCTGTTGAACGAGGATCATAACCGGATTCTCAACCTTGAGTACTGAATCTGTCTCCTCAGCTGTGGTACCGAAGATGTTTCGGCCTGCGCTATCAATGAATGTAGTATAATTTTTTTCGGACATACGTATATTTTATATTAGCGCTAATATAAATCAACTTAAAAGATCAAATAAATTCGTCTGTGTTAAAGAACCAGGCTTTTGAACAGCCCATTTAACATTCTCATAAAACCTTTCAATAACATTAAAGACGATTTTTTCAAACATTATTTCGTAATCCATATTAAAAGCTTTTTTAAATTCTCCTGGATAATAATATTTGTATGCTATATTGCTAAGATTGTACGGGTTTGGCTTCTGGACGTAAAAATAGCGCACCTTATCACCGCTGCCTATCTCTTCATACTCTTTATCAATGCCAAATTTCTTGAGAAGTAAATTATGGTAGTAAGCAGCTTTAACATGGTTTGGCATACCTTTAACTGTCTTGAATCCATCGCAGTCGACCGCATACTTTTCATAACCCTTGATACCCGAAACAAAGGCAATATCCTCGATAGGGAGCTCTTTAAAAATCTTATACGTTTCGTTTAATACATTATTAGTTTGAGTCACGTCTTGAGTACTCAACATAGTCTCAATAATCTTCTTAACATACGGCTTGATAGCTGCTGGCATTGTGCTACGAACAACTTCTACCCCTGTATATTTGTATTTATTCATCGGAATCCCTTCATCGTCGAGAATATGAAGTACATAACGTTTCTTCTGTAAGAAAACGCCGACATCAGCTATAACTTCACGCTTAAAGACAAAGCGGCAATCTTGACTATTAAGTGATTTCTTACCCCATATCTTAATTTCATCGTTTAGAAAGTCTTCAATATTTTGAACCTCATCATGAAACTCTGTAGTCAACTTACCTTCATTATCAGTAAAGGGGAGACCTTTATCAACAAGAGGTTTAGCGGATATATAACTACTATCAGTATCATTATATACCACTGTACTATCTAGTATCTTCTCATCTTCAATACCAGTCTTTTGTTTGATATATTTTTTAAGTAGTTCATTCGACTGCTTAATAACAGACTGCCCTGTTAAAGTAATAGATGAAGCAATATCATCATCACCAAACGGTGCATTCTTATTACCAAAATAGCCGTAAATCGAGTTAATAAAAATCTTAATGCAGAGCTGTTTAGAGTCTAGCTGGTCAATTTTAACTTTTGTCGCTGGATCCTTCTGCTTGCTATATTGACGCTTTAATTTACCGAGCTCTTTTTTAACCTCAACTCGCTTATTGTAATACTCGTCGAGAATCTCAGGCATCACGCCTTTTTTCTTCTGCGTAAATAATACATTAGCTCTACTGACAGCAATCTGCTCATCCTTAACAAACTTTGCAAAATTAGCTAACGTTAATGTAAACAGTTTACCATTAGCATGTCGGATTGTTACTTCTTTATCATTTTTATCTTCGATCTTACCTATCTTTGTCTCCGGTGACATGTTTAATGATATCATCACATTAGGATACAGGGAATTAGCGTCGAACGAAATAATTTTTTCTTGAAACCCTCTCAGAGGTTCACCAACATACGCACCTGGATTCTTACCAGTGTCTTCATTCCTAATGAAGGTGTGTATAACTTGACCTCGTCGACGACCTCTAATAGCAGTAGCACCATTGATAACGGAAAGAGCGCCCATTGCGGCTTCAAATGTGGTTAACCCTGTATAAGCTAGCATGCGCAATAGATCTAAATACTTTAGTTTTTCCTCTAAATGCTTAAGTAACCTAACGTCTTGAATATTATAATCGACGAATGTCTGCCAGTCATCATCAGAAAGAGTAGCTAGATTCATATTACCGAACTCCACCTTCTTTTGACCGAGTTCAATTTCACCAATTGCGTCTAATTTATAACTTTCACGGAGACCTTGCGTGAACTTCCTATACACGTCAAGATAGTCAATTAGAGATATACCTTCTATATACCATTTAACTTGCTCGCGACCAAATGTACCGCGAATTGTTCTACTATGAACGTTACCAGTAGGTGACAGTCGAGCTACCCATTCATCGCCAAGTATACGTTGACATCTGTTAATAATATATGGTATATCGAAGAACTCAGAATTCCAGCCAGATAAAATATCAGGATAATCTTTTTCTAGATGTTGAATGAAACTTTTAAATAACATCTTCTCATCTTCGCACTCGATATACGTAACATCATCTTGCGTGTTCTTATAACCTTTAATACCCCAGGTAATAAAGTCATTGTTTAGCGAATCATATATCGTTATAACATTAACTAAATGATTAGCTGTTTGAATATTAGGAAAATCGTCAGGTGAATAAGTCTCAATATCAATAAACATCGTCTTTATCGGATGTGTATTAAATTCAGGTTCTTCGTTTTGTTTCCAATAAGTATCGACAAGAAATTGCTGTGGCTGTGGAAGGTTTTCAAACACTCGCTTGACGCCAGATTCTTTAACGAACTTAAAACGATTATACTGACTATTAAACTTCTTCTTAATTAATTTAGTACCGAAGATTGACTCATAATTACCGTTTCCCTCGAGATAGAGATACGGCTCGACAGACGTCTCAAACCGTACACGATTACCCTTTTCATCCCAAGTAAACAGAGTTACAGTCCCTTCACGACCGTTATATATAGCATTACGATAACTCACATAGCTATTATATAGTAGTTCCTAGTTATATCTACTCAAATTTACTCTCTTAGGGTCACCTACACCATATTGATATAATTCTAAATAACAATCAATATTTTTGTCATCCTCTAACCATCTATTATCGACATACTGCGATGCTTTCTTACATAGTGCTTTATAGCGCTTTCTATCACTTAAAGTATATTCAATTTGCGCAATCATTTCATCACCAGTATTAAATTTAATAGGTGCATGCTCGTATGTGCACATATCTTGACAAGCGATAGGTAATCCTAGCGCACAAGCTTCAATATGCTTCAGATCGGACTTCGACCTGTTAAAGGTATTATCTTGCAACGGTGCAACAATCATATTAACGTTCAAGTCATATAGCTTTTGACCATATTCATAGAGACGTACCCATGGGTGAAACTCAATCTTACCAGCTTCGACCAACGGTCTCAACGCTAGCGGGAAGGCACCTAAAAATACCCATTGATACTTATTAACTGTTTTAGCAATTACTTCGACGACATGGTGAAAATCGTCTTTCTGCTTAACTCTATTGTCAACATCAAAATGAGCTCCGGAGCCGGCGTATAAAATTCTAGGCCTTTTCTTATTTTTTTCGTAACTCTCCATTGTCCGTGTTAGATTCGCCTTATTACCTAACCAGAATTTTGGCATAAAATTAGGTATAACAGTTACGTTCTTATTACCTGTTTTTTCACGATAATAATCTCTCATGAACGGACATGTTACGGTCATTTCATCACACATTGCCATCATTTCTTGAGCTGATTTTCTTATCGCAGGATCGGTAAATGCAGTTTTATATTTGTTATAATCTGGAATATCTTCTGCAAAACAAATATCATCGATTTCGTAAATCAGTCTAAAATTATTTTGATCAGCCATCTTCCTCAAGAATTTTACAAATTCTAACTGCTGAGGCGTTGCCTGTCTTTGAATACGTACTCCTTTAACCATCCCATAATATCTCGGATCAACATTCATAACTGTTGTACCATGAACAACAGCTTTTGAGTGCGCATTAAGTATCTGCTCAGGCCATATCATTCTCCAATGACCGCATCCGGAGTAATCGGCATAATAATTTAAAAAACGAGGTAAACCTTGCTCTGGCGTTTGCTGCTGTTTCGGCGCAGACTGCTTAACTGGAGCAGTAGGTAGCGAAAAAGGTTTATTGCCCATAGAAGTCTGAAACGGTGTATTACCCTGTATGATCATATATGTTTAATTATAAATTTAATCTACAAACTCAACACGCTTGGTTATACCATTATGCTTTTCAAGGAAAATAATATCACCCGTTGCTGATTTAATACTTTCCTTTCGATGACTAATAACGAATATACATTCATTAAGCTGCTCCACTCTTTCATTTAAAATTTCTAATACCAAATCCACTCCCTTCTCATCTAAGCTACTATCAAATAATTCATCATAGAAACTAATATTATAATGTACGTCGCCTTGAGCTTTTCTCATATCCATAAATGAGAATAAACATGCTAAGTCAATAGCTTTTCTTTCTGCACCTGAGAAGTTATTATAAAGACAAATCTTACCTTTTTCATTTACAATCTCTTCTTCAAAATACTCATTAAAGACGCAAATACTATTACTATCTAATTTTTTTAGGTAATGGGTAAGTTTAGAGTTAAAGTTACGTAAAATCTTCTTAACAATAAAACTCTTAACACCTTCTTCGCTAACAACGAATTTAACCACATCTAATAAATCTAAGCTCTTTTTAATAGTACTAATTTCCTTAGAAATATTTTTTACCTTTTCATCTAACTCATCAACAATAACCTTAAATGTATTCGTCTCATCATCAATTGTTGCAAACTCTGCATCTATCTCACTAATACATTTTTTAATATAATCAATAGATTCTTTAATATGGCTCATACTATATTTTTGATTCTGTATAGCTGTTATCTTTTCATTAACTATTCTTATAGCAGAGTTTATCTTAGACGTTTCTTGATTGTATTCTTGTATCTTTTCTAAACCAGCTTCAACGCCTTGCTTCTCATCAATTAAGGATTTCTTTATACTACTCTTCTCCTCTTCAACTCTTTCATGATCATGATCTTCCATTGGCCTTAGACATACCGGGCAAGTATCTTCCTCCGTACCTAATTTCTTGAGAATCTCAGCATTAGTTTTGATAATTTGCTTCTGCGAAATAACGCTGTGATTAATTTCATCCTTAGCTTCGTTAATACTAACTAATTTATTTTCCAACTCTATAATCTTGTCCTTATAAGGCTGGTCGTTGAGTGCGTTTATTTTTTCGAGTTTTTCCTCTGCTTCTTTTAAATCCTGTCTATGCTGATCAATAGTACTTTGCATAGTACTTTTTTTCTTAGCTTTGGTATCTTCGAAACTATTAGACTGAGCTTTTTGCGACGTTAAATAATTATTAGTTTCCTCTAAACGTGTAATGTTAATATCAAAATCTCTTTTTATTTCGGATTGATCATTTCTCAAATCGTTTAACATTTTCGAAAATATCTCTAAATTAAAAATCTTTTCAATAAACTTACGCTTATCGGTTTTATTTTTTGCCATAAACGGTATATGGTTGTTAAGTGTCATTATAACACAGTTCTGAAATACTTCAGGTGAGGAAGATAGCACCGTCTGAATATATGTATCAGTATTTGTAATGGTTGATTGTGTTTTATCGACACCGTTTTTAAAGATTAGGCATTTAGAAGGTGATAAAGTTCTAATAATATGAAATTCATTTTTACCATAATGAGGATCATCAACTGTAAAGAAAAGCTCAACTTTAGTCTTACCTTCAGTTAAATTATTAGGTATAAAATTTTTCTTAATTTCACGCAAGGTATTTCCAAAGATAGAGAAATATAATGCATCAGCTACAGTACTCTTACCAACACCGTTCCTCCTATCTTCTTTATCCCTATTAATACCGGTAACAATATGAAGACCTTTCTTAAAGTCTACCGTTACAACTTCTTCTCCAATAGATAAAAAGTTTTGTATTTTTAATTCTGTAAATGTTACGTATTTCATCTGTGTCTATCTAATGATCTTTGATATAATTCTGTTGTGTATTTGCTTACTTCGCTCTTATTCTCAATATCTAAAAGATTAATAAATTCATCTATCGCCTCCATGATATCGATGCCTGATAAATCATATTCACCTTCTTCGGTAAATTGCACCTTGTTATAATTAACATCATAATCTATTCTAAGATCAAAAGGCTTATAGGTCAACAACTTTGCTACTAATGCATCTAAATGTTCAGTATTAATATTTTTATCGACAATTAATTTAATAATATTATTAGAGATAATCTCATTAAAGAACTGTATAGGATTATCTTCGTATATTAATTTTGATAGAAACACTTTTATATGTTTTGGAGTTTTATTATTTTCGACAAATTCGAGATTTAAATCATCATCGTATATATAAAATCCTTTTGATTGCATTGAATCACCAAAATCCATTTCAAAAGGATTACCTACGTATATAATTTTATTAGACCCAAACGTTCTATCAGCTCTTAAATGAAAATGGCCAGAAAAGATTAGAGGAGCTTTTGTGGATAGAGTTTCAGGATCATCACCATGATCACAAATTTTAAAAGAGTTCATTTTGAAGTTAACTAGTTCAAAATGACCGAAAACTAAATCACTAACCGGTATATCTTTTATTGATGTGCCCCATGGGCAGAATGTTACTTTCTTATCATTTATAGTAACGGCTGTCATTTTATCATAAACTGTAATATTCTCATAACCTTTAAGTATACTCAAGCTGTTAATTTCGCTCGTATCTTTATACCATGCATCATGATTACCGGTAATCATTGTGATATTAAACTCGTTAAATTTATCTAAAAAGTCTTTAGCGAAGTTTAATGTTTTTACAGAAATTTCATCCCTATAATGAAAGAAGTCGCCACAAAATATAATGTTTGTTATACCTCTTGCTTTTAATTCGGAGATATACCAATCACCCCATCTATTAGCGACACCTAACCAGAAATCACTATTTTGGTGAACGCCTAGATGCAGATCGGAGAATATAGCAGTTTTAGTCATCCCTAGAAGAATAATCTAAATCATCAGAACTCGGTTTAATATAAACCATCCCGTCTGTTACATCAGCCATTTCCTCTTCATATACCTTTTCTTTATAATTCGTGATTGTTTCGTGATGCTTCTTTTCTTTTTTTATTCTATTAATAAAGGCATGAAATGCTATAGTCGTAAAATATGAAAACGGGTTATATTTTGAATCTACATCGAATTTGTGATTCTGTAAGGCCGTATACATCTTAACGAGTGCATCTCCGATCATTTCATCCTTATATGTGTAGTTTATAAAATTAGATTTATTGCCAAGCCCATAGGCAATCTTCTTAAGTGAGTTTGCGAGATCAAAAATACAGTCATCCGTCTTATAATAAGTACGAATTTGTTCTTTAAAAACTTCCGGATTTACGTAAAATTCATCTATCTTAGGCTTAGGACCTCTCTTCTTAGGCTTCGGTTTATCAGTCATAATATAATTTAATTATAATATATAAAAGGTTACTTTTCTACTATTTCTGTAATACTAAATGGTATTTTCTCTTGCGCGTATATCTCTTTTCTCTTCTCAACATGTCGTTGCCCATATTTTAAATCATCCGCTAAGTCTATAATAATCAATTTTTCTTTATCATCATGTAAGCGTAAACCTCTACCGATTGATTGAATCGTTCGAATAGAGCTCTTACCGCCGGCGGCAAACATAATCATATGTATATTTTTAATATTAATACCGGTACTGAAGATAGAGCTCATTGCAATACAGATAACGTTACTGTTTACTTCCATTATCTTTTTAATCTCATCTCTAGTTTCAACCTCTACCTCGCCTTTCACGAAAAATACTTGCTTATTCTCACATTGCGTAAGTCTATCGTATAAAGCATCGCCGTGAGCTATATGATTAACCAATACAAGCGAGTTATTATTAAACTTACTACAGATATTATATATTACATCATTACGATATACATTATCATATATAAAGTCTAACTCTACTTTATAATTGTTTTGATTTGACCCGTAAATGGGCTTATCTTTATAACCTATTTTTATGATAGATGTCTTTGCAATGGTTAAATGCTGCTCTGTTCTTAGACTATAGCTATCTTTCTCGTAAATTATCGACCCTAACTTACCTAAAATATTCCATTCATCAGGTTTATTATCGGGCAATGTCCCGGTTAATCCGAATTTGTGAACGGTCTTAATCGACTGTACCATTTTGTTAATCTTATTATTCTTTTTTAGCTTATGACACTCGTCAATAATAAGCATGTCAACATCTTGCAGCCAATTGTTACTATCGAACTGACTCTGTAATATACCGAGATTAGCTATAATTACATTTGCGGTTAAATCTGGCTTTATTTTACCTGTCCATCGCGTATACTTAAATAAAGCATTATACTCCTCAAAATCTTTAAATGTTTGATTAACTAATCCTAAATCCGGTACAATCAACAGACACTTAAATCCGCTCTTACGCTGTAAAAAGGCGCTCATTAGTATAGAGCAGATTGTCAATGTTTTACCGGCACCGGTCCCCATCTTCAATATACCACGGCCAAACTTAATAGCATTCTCACAGGCTGCTATTTGATAGTCTCTTAGTTTATGCGTAAGGTTATCGTATACTCTAGAATCTTTTAATCCGGGTTTAACGAAAGAAGTAATGGTTGGGTCTATACGAAGCTCTTCATTGGGGTAAAGCTCTTTTATATGTCGTAATATATCATAAAACATCCCCGGTTCAAATAGACCCGTTGGAGTGATACAATATAACCTATTTGCAAAAAAACGAGCTCGGCCTCTCATTCTAAAGCGCGCCGTCTCATCTTTTACACTAAAATGTTCGCGTATGTCAGAGAAGCAATCTCCTTTCATGCGAATTTTATTACGCTCGTATGTAAATTCTATCATAGGGTTTCCATCTTCATGATCTCAACAATATTTTTTATGTCAAAACTTAAAGCGCTAAACGTCTTTTCGACCTTCTCTAAAAATTCAACAGCTAACTCTTGTTCATCAATGCGCGACTGTAGCTCAATCATACGCTCATGCTGATACGCTGTTTTTTCTGCAACCGGCATAGTTATCTTAACAGGTGATTGTTGAATAATTTGTTTTGAAATTTCTTTCTTTAGAGCGAACCTCTCAGCTTTTAAATCTATAAGACGCTTCTTATGATTAATAAGCTTAGTTACCCAGTAATGCTTTCTACCAGGTGTTTTCATTGAAACCTCTTTAATGTTAAATTCGTCTACTTTTAAATCAGATTCTATTTCTTTTGCATATCGATCTATAATACTCACCTTTTTATTATAAATACTATTATGAAGAAAACAAGTTTGTTCGAAAAAAAGTTCAAAAAGAAACTTGAAGAAGATGAAAATACAGTTGGTGGCGGTGCTTTGGGCGCTGCTGCTGCGACCGGTCATAGTCAATCCGGTGACTGGTACGCTCCAGGTGATGCGAGAGTACCTAAAGCATTAGGCGGTATCCAGACTAGAAGAGGTACGTTAACTACAAAGCGTAGAAAGAAAAAGAAAAAGAAGTAAATAATTCCAATGGATACAGGTCATTGGAAAGTATACCAAGCAGTACCGGAAGATGCTTTTGGGTTTATATATGAAATCGTTAATATTATTAACGGTAAAAAATATATTGGTAGAAAGCAAATGAAGCGAAAAATAAGACGCTTACCACTAAAAGGTAAAAAGCGTAAAAGAGTGGATTATGTAGATAGTGATTGGAAGACGTATACCGGTTCTAGCGACGCACTCAATATTGATATAGC